CAGAAGTTCGACTTCTTCTACATCGACGGCCGGCTGACCCAGCGAGATGCGGAACTGATGGGCGAGTGCATGGACGCGCGGTCGATCATCGTGCTGGACGACTTCGAGGGCGTCGAAAAAGGTGTCGCGAACGCCTCTCTTTTGCTCAACTCGGTGGCCGCTGGTTGCACCTTGATCTACCCGAAGCCGGGGCGCAAGACGGCAGTCCTACTGCCTTTCACCCGTATCAGATTCGTGCCGCAAGCGTAGCCCGGAGCGAGAACAACTTTCCTACGTTTCGGCCTCTTCGCTTGAACTCTCGAACGAAAACAGGTCGATCAGGACAGGAACCGCAACTTATAAATTGCCGACAGATAATGCGCGACGATCTCATCAATCAGATTCTGAATCGCAGTCTCTTCCTTGGGGCAGACCTCGTACCGATTCTTTTCGAGGACGGCGAGCGACGCCTCAAGGAAGGACAGAATCTCTTCGTCCTTGTCTGCCTTCAGCAACTTGATCGGACCGATGAGTCCGTGTCTGCCTTGGTACGCCTCCGAGAACGAGTCGGCAAGGTCCGGCAGACCCTCGTAAAACTTCTGCAACGCCTTATGCTCGGCGTAACTGGTCGTCCCGAGATGGGCCGAATGGGCTACGTCCCGCGCGAGAAACAGATGCCCGACAAATTCGTTTGCTTTCATACCTTTAGCCTACCTCGACTGACCCATGCTTGACTACGCAAACGGCTTGGATTAACCTTTTCCTACAGTCCTTTCCCCGCAACCCTGCTGACTATTTAGGAGACAGCAATGCAATACGAAACGACGATCGACTTTAAGATGGTAAACGGTACTAGCCTCCGAGGCTACATCACGGCGACTTATGACGAACTGGTGGCCGCATTCGGCCAGCCCTCGAACGGCGACAACTACAAGGTTCAGGCCGAGTGGGCGATCCTGCTGACCGACGAGGACGAGAAGCAATACGTCGCCACGATCTACGATTGGAAGTGCGGCGACTGCTATAACGGTCCCGGCAACGGCATCCCGGCCGAGGCGATCACGAGCTGGAACGTGGGCGGGCATACGTCCTACGTCCTAGAGTTACTGGAGCGCGTCCTGTTTGATACCCGCGAGATGCTGGCTAACGAAGAGGAGAACCGCATGTACCAATGGGACTTCGAGTGGGAACAGGGCGAGCGATCGTCGCTCAACTGATCTTTCCCTCATCCTCTGATCCGCATGACCGACTCGTCCGACCCCTCTGACCCGTCCGATCCCTCGGAGCCGATCCGCTTGTACCACTACAAGCCGCGCGTGTGCGTCCGATGCCCCGAGTGTGGTGTCGAGCACAGGGGCAAGTGTCACTTCCTACGCAGGAGCCCTAGGGCGAAGTACAAGGCGTCGGTCGAGCAGGTCAGGGCGTACATCAATGCGGCAAAGCAACGGCGACTACAGGCCCATGTGCGCCGCCTCATCAAGGAGTTAAGCAATGCAGTCGAAGAAGGACGACGCGCCGCCCGACGAGCGGATCGGTGGACCTCCGAGGCCAAGAAGCCGGGCCGACCTGCTGGTCGAAGAAATACTCGACTTACAACGAAAGATCAGGAGTCTTGAACGTGAACTTCAAAAGCAAAGTGTTGAAGAAGATTCAGGTCTTGTCTCGTCTAGTAAGGAAATCCCTTCGGACTATCCGGGGTGACCGACTCCGGCATGAGGAGTGGAGGCATGTGCCGGAACCGAACTGGGCCTGCCGACGAGCAATGCATTACAAGAGTGATTACCTGTGAGAAACGAATACATTGTTGACCGAAAAAACAAAGAGATCGAATTCCTAAAAAATGAGCTGGAGATCATCCGCGCCGAGCGCGAGAAGCATGACGCGCAGGTGATCGTCGCCGAGGTCGTCCTGTTCCTATTCGGAATCTTGCTTGGCGCTTTTATGATGAAGACCTTCGGAGCGCCGCTTCTATGATCAAGCGAAACGAACTGACCTTCGTGGTCGTCTTCGCTCTTGTTCTCGGCGTCTCTTTCGGTGCCTTCATTGCATCACGCTACGCCCACAACGCCGCGATTCAGAACGAGTGCGCGCACTATGACACACGAACCGGCGAGTTTAAGTGGGGGAATCCATGACCCGCAAAGAAGCAAAAGCCGCGATTAAAGGGTTCAAACACCTTGAAGAAGCGCAAAGGCTGCTCGCAAATGTGGGCGACGAATACGTCATCTGCAAAGTTGTGTCGAGTCAGTATGATTTTGATGGAGAGGTTTTTGCTTACTTTGTCATGCACAAAGACGCTGACCCCATCCGTGCGCGAGGTGAAACATGACCCGCTACCACTGCCGCCATTGCCACAAGATAGTTCTGCGACCGAGCACCAAGGCGTGGCTTACTTCTTACTGCGACGACACTGGCAAGACCGTGCGCCTGATCCGGGTGAAGAAATGAACCGAGGCGCAGAGCCCAAGCTGACGTTCGATCAGTACAAAGAAGCAGTCCGGTGCCACCGTATCCGAACGGAGACACCGACTCTTTCCGAACTCGCCCGCCAGTGGGGCGTCAGCACAGGCACCGTCGTCAACTCTGTCAACCGTCGAATCAAACGATACGACATTCGCATTCAGCAGGAAAAAAACATAATGGCAACGATAATTTTGGTGTACGGACTTCCCGGCTCCGGCAAGACCTACTTCGCAACGAAACTGAAGGCCGCTTTGGGCGAGCGCGCCGTGCACTACAACGCCGACGACGTTCGCAAAATGCACAACGACTGGGACTTCAGCGACGAGGGCCGGCTACGGCAAGCAAAGCGTATGCGAGATCTAGCGAATGCTGAAACGCACGAATTCGTGATCTTGGATTTCGTATGCCCGCGCAGTGAGTACCGCGACATCATCAACGCAGACGTTGCGGCTTACATCGCTCGCACTCCGGTGCGCGACTTCCCGGACACGACGGCGATCTTTGAGCGCCCGAAACTTTTTGAGTACGACTATAAGATTCAGGACGACACCGACGTTGACGAAGTTATTGCGGGGCTCGTCTACTACTGGCTGACTCCTGAAGACTTGACCCGGCCGACGGCGCTGATGATCGGGCGCTTCCAGCCGTTTCATATCGGCCACAAAGAACTCTTCAAGAAGGCATTGGAGAAGCACGGCTTCGTGTGCATCGGCATCCGCGACATGCCAACGAGCGATAAGAATCCGTACACCGCAGAGCAAGTGGCCGAAAACATCAAGAAGGAACTGCTGGAATACGCTGGCCGATACATCGTGCAGATTCTTCCAAATGTCGTCGATGTCGTTTACGGACGCGACGTTGGCTGGACGGTCACGAAGATCGACCTGCCGCCAGAGATCGAAGCGATTAGCGCGACACAAATCCGCGCACAAATGCAGAAGTGAGAAAGAAGAGACTACTCATGCAAGCAAAATTTGGCCCCGAGAGGGGCGGCGTGAAACGCTATCTCGACACAGTGAAGCCCGAAGAGTACGTCCCGAACTTCGGGGACATCGACCCGAAGACTCTCTCGCTGACCGCGCTGGCCGACGCCTATGGCTCCGACAAGGGCACGATCAAGCACAACTACACGAAGGTCTACGAGGAACTGATTAAAGACCTACTGATCGGCAACGAACGGCTGAAGCACGAGCTTTTCATCGCAGAGTTCGGCATCGCCTGCGGCGCAAGCATTCGTATGTGGTCGCACTATCTCCCGGCATCGAAAATCTACGCATGGGACGTTCGCCCGGAATGCGCGGAGGTTTGCCGAGATGTTCCGAATTACAAGTGCATCATCAAAGACCCGGCAACAGACGAGCCCGAGCATTCTTCCGGCTTTGACTTGATCGTGGACGACGCCTCGCACATTGCCGAGCAGATCGTCGCGACGTTCAAGAATTGCTGGGACTGGGTTGCACCGGACGGGTATTACGTAATCGAAGATACGTCCTGCACGTATAACTCTGCCTATACCCAGAAGTTCCGCGAGCACTTCGACGCCAAGGCGCTGAACGAACGAAGCAACTTCGTGGCTCTGGTCGATGCCCTGATGAAGGTCTGCGACATGAAGGGCACCGTTGCAGAGTTCCACTACTACCCGAATCTACTGGTCATCAAAAGGAAATAAGAAGACATGAGCGACAACATCACATCGGCAGTCATCGACGCCACGAGCGAGTTCGATTTCCTGCTGAAGCCTCAGCCGAAGCAAGAGGACAAGGTCTGGTGCAAGATCGGGCCGAAGGGCGACCTAGAGGTATTCGACTGGGAGTACGCCGAGGCACAGGCGCTGGAGTACGACGCGCTCGACCCGCTGGCCACGAAGAACAACTCGCAGATCATTTGCAAACTAGCGATGCTGATCCGCGCACAGACGATTCAGAAGTGCCAAGAGGTGCTTGGCAAGTTCGCCGACCACTCGCAACAAGCGAGTGCCATCATCATCAAAAACCCGTTGGAGGATTAACATGAACACAGGCAATACGACTTTCACACTTCCGGTTGAGAACCTCGACGAAGCGAAGCAAGCCGCGAACAGCAAAGACCCGGACTTGTACACGTTTCCGACCTTGCGCGATACGTTCGCGATGGCGGCACTCTCCGGAATCATGGCCAACCATGAGTGGCAGAACAACAATCAGTATCACGTTGCCGACGACGCCTACAAAATTGCCGACGCTATGCTGGAGCGCAGAAAGCAATGAGCACGTTCGTCTTCTTTCATGTCGGCGCGGACATTACCTTTCCGACCAAAATGGTCCAAAGCCTGAGAGCCGTCATGCCCGACGCCGAGGTGATCATGTGCACCGACGAGGCAACGCCAAAGGTTGAGGGCGTCAGCAGGACGTTCATCAGCAAGGGCAACTACGAGCAGATCATGTACTGGCGAACCGCCGCCTTCGCTTCTCTTCGGCTGAACAAGACGGCGATGTACATCGACACTGACATGCTCTTCGTCTTGCCCGTCGATCCGGCTGAGATTCTGGCTGAGCGCGACATCATCTTCTGCCGCAGGTCGTTCCATCGTGATGCGACCTTCAACGGCAACCAGATGGGCGGCACGTTCAAGAAGTACGACGGCATCCCGCTGGCCACGCTCTACCCGTATCTCGGGTGCGCCACGATCACGAAGAACTACCATTCGTGGAAGTGCCTCGCGATCCTGATGAGCCTGATGGACAACGATCTGAAGCGCTGGTACGGCGATCAAGAGGCGCTCAAAGTCTATTCACACATGGTTCTGCCGGAGCTGATGGGCGAGATGGAGGAATCCGACTATGCCTGTTTGCCGGATCTACGCGAAGAGTCGCACGTTCCCCGCATCCTGCACTACAAGGGACCGGGCCGGAAGCAGGCATTCCTAGATGCATAACCTGAGAGTCTTCATCGGCTACGACTCACGCGAGGACATCGCGTACCAAGTTGCCAAAGCCTCGCTGATCCGGCACGCCTCAATTCCGGTCGAGGTGTTCCCGGTAAAGCAGAGTGAGCTCCGCGAAGAGGGTCTGTATTGGCGTCCGATTGATCCGCTCTCTTCGACGGAGTTCAGCTTCACGCGGTTCCTGACCCCATACCTCGCGGGGTATTCCGGCTGGGCCCTCTTTTGCGACTGCGATTTTCTTTTCCGGGGGGACATCGCGGGACTGATGGACTACGCCGACGGGGCAAAAGCGTGCTTCGTAGTACCGCACGACTACCGGCCGACCGAAGCGGTCAAAATGGACAACCGAACGCAACATCAATATCCCCGGAAGAACTGGAGCTCCTTCATGCTCCTTAACTGCGAGCATGACCAAGTCCAGAAACTTACGCCAGAGCTGGTCAACGTCGCCTCTGGGATGTATCTTCATCGGTTCGAGTGGCTGACCGACGATGCCATCGGCCACCTGCCTATCGCCTTCAATTATCTGGAAGGCTGGTACACCAAAGACGACTGCCCCAACCCGATTGCGGTACACTTCACCCGTGGTGGTCCTTGGTTTCAGGACTACGTTAACGTGGAGTACGGCGACGAATGGATGCGAGCAAGCAAAAGCCTATGAAGTTGCAAGACATTCATAAGGCAATCGACAAGGCATTTGGCGACGGCCAGTACGCAAAAGCGCTTGACCTGTGCAATTACGCCCTCGCGATCCAGCCGAACGACGCGATTATTCCGCGCGCAAAAGGCAAGATCCTCGGCAAGATGAATGATTATCAGTCATCTCGTGAATGCTTTAGCAAATCCTTGAAGATCTTCGGCCCGAACGCCGAGGACTATTTGAACCGTGGGCTCTGTCACTCCGAGCTGACTCAGTATGAGGACGCGGTCGCTGACTTGAGCGCCGGTCTGAAACTCATGCCGAACTACGCCTCCGGTTATCTGCAACGTGGCGCGGCCTACTGGGAACTGCGCCGCTGGCCCGAAGCCCTGAAGGACTTTGAGAAGGCGCACGAGCTGAACCCGGAAGACGCGAACGCCAAGTGGGTGCTCGGCCTGCTGCAGCTTCAGATGGGAAACTTCAAGGATGGCTGGGGGAACTACGACCAGCGGTGGGGGAGCAACAAGTTCAAGTCGCCGAGACTCCAGACCAAGAAGCCGGAGTTCGTGACGAACAAGCGGTTCAAATCCGTTCTTGTCTGGGGCGAGCAAGGCATCGGTGACCAGATCATCTACGGCTCTATGCTTCCGGAAATTCTGAAGCGCACGGGCAGAGTCACGGCGATGGTGGATCAAAGACTGATCCCGCTCTTCCAGCGTTCGATGCCGGACATTGAATTCATGTCGAGCATTGATCGTGTTCGAGCGGATGACCATGAAGCGCACCTGCCGTTTGCATCAATCGGACGGGTCTTCATCAAGCAATTGGACGACATCAAGAAGGTCGTCTCTCGTTCTTTCTTGAAGGCCGATCCGGCTCGTGTCGAGGCGGTGCGCACCGAGCTCGGGCTGGCTCCGGATGATCTCGTTGTCGGCCTTTCATGGGGCTCGCAAGCGATTAAGATCGGGCCACACAAATCCTGCAAGCTGGAGGAGCTACTGCCCGTCCTCCAGATTCCCGGAGTCAAGTTCGTCAATCTGCAATACGGCGATTACTCGAAAGAGCTGGAGCTACTGAAGCAGAAGCACGGCATCGAACTGCTGACATCCCCGACCATCGACCGTTTCCTAGACCTCGACGGCATGGCCGCGCTCTGCTCGGTCTGCAATGTCATCGTCGCTGTCTCCAGCTCGACCGTTCACATGGCCGGTGCCCTTGGTGTTCCGGTCCTGCTGATGGACGCGAACAAGCTGTGGTATTGGGCAAACAAGGACGGCGACACCAGCCTCTGGTACCCGAGCATCCGGATTTTCCCGCGAGAGGCGATGGGCAAACCGTGGGCTCCGGTGATTGAACGTGTGACCGAAGAGGTTAAGAAACTCAAGGAGGCAACATGACTGAGCCAGACATACTCGAACGTCTTCTGCTGATCCCGAGAAACCTGATGGTCGCAGTGGACGAGGGTTCATATCTTCCGATTGGCGAGCTGACCAACCAAGCGGCACTTGTCATCATTCGATTACGCAAGCAACTTGAAGACCTGAAAGGAAAGGAAAATGACCGAGGTTAAAAATGCAGTCAAAGAATACTTGGCATCTATCGGAAGCCGAGGTGGAAGCTCTGGGACTGGGGCCAAGAAGCGACGACCCAAGTCTCACTATCAACGAATGGCTAAGCTCAGTCATGCCAAGCGAAAAGCCAAGAAGCGAAAGGCTAAAGCTGAGCATACCGATGTCTGACCCAGTCAACCCGGAGCACTACAAGAAGGGCGGCGTTGAATGCATCGACGCCATCCGCTCCGCCCTTACGCCAGACGAATGGAGAGGCTTCCTGAAGGGCACGGCGATCGCCTACCTATGGAGGCTAGGGCACAAGGATGCGCCCGAACAGGACGCTCGTAAGACGGCGTGGTACGTATCGTGGCTTGCGGGTAAGGACCCAAGGGAGTAGGCTCAGGGAGTGCTATCTCCTTGAGAGACTTGGCCCCGGAGTTGTAGCCCGCTAGCGCTCCTCCGGGGCATTTTTTTATCCGTCTTCCGCTCGGCTTATCGCCGGACCCGGTAGACCTTCCGGTCTCGACCGCCGCCCACTGGCTTGACGATCTCCTCGACGATGTCGCCCGACTCCATGAGCGTGTGCAGGATCTCGTTCCGATCGCGGGCCTTCATCCCCTGACAGACCTTGGCTAGCTGGGTCATGCTGAGACCCTCGTCGGTCTTGCGGATGATGTTCAGGATCTTCTTGTGGCTGGCTTCGATCTCGTTCTCTGCAACCTCACGCGCGATCAGATCGGCGGTGTAGTTGAACGACCAGCGGGCGAGATCGTTAGATATCTTAAAGATATCAAAGGTCACGATCGGGCTAATCGGATCTCTGGCAATCGCTTCGATCATGGCGATCTTGACGGTGATCTCCGTGTAACGCACCCAAAGCGCGTCATCGTTTCTTGAGTTCTCAAGTTGCCACTGCCGCACCCGACTGTACTCAGCGAAGGCGGTGTCTTCCCACTCCACTGTCATCGGCACCACGGCAGAGTTCGGCAGAGTCGGGACGTTGGCGAGATTGCCGACGCCATTCGGTGCGACCTGATATGTATTGCGCAGATCATCGATCAGATCTTCCGGCACATCATTGCGCTCGGGTATCTGTGCGTCCGGGTAATCCTCGAACGGCGGGATCAGAAGGATGCGCGACAGCGTTCCGTTATCGACCATGTCATGGTTCAAAGCGGGAATGAGAGTGCGCGGCGTCGTCGTCCCGAAGAAGTTGAAGTTCGGCTGGTTGATGTCGAACCGCTGACGATCGCGGCTGTCCGCATACTCTTGGCCGTGGTAGATGCCGGAACTGCTTGAATAGATCTCAAGAAGAGTCTTGATGATATCGCGCTGGTGGCTCGCCGCATTCTTGGCGGTCAGGCTCTGGAGGTAGAGCCCCATCTCGTCGAGGTGCGAGATTCTCGAAGGATAGTCGAAGAGCGTTCGCAGGATTGCAACGCCTGATGAGAAGCGATCGCCGCAGATCAACTGGCCGAGGCCGGCTGACATCATGAGTTCCTTGACGCGCTGACGACTGTGATCTTTACCGGCACCGGGTTTGGCAACGGCGATCGCGAACAGATTGCACCGGGTATTGATATGCGCCATCGCATACCGTCGCCCAAAGATCGCGCCCAGCATACAAAGCGTATTCATCAAAGCGAACGTCGGTTGCGGTTGTTGCGCAGTGCTATTGATCCAGCGCGTGATGCGCCCGACCAGAGACGGGCTCTCGAACCATTCGCTCGGGAAGTTCTCGCGCGTACTGCGAACGATCTTCTTCGGCTTCTCGACGTTAGTCAGATCGACGCGCACTGCCTTGATCGGATTCAGATCGATGTGCGGAGGCGGCACCCAGCCTGCCTGCTGAGCGAAGAAGTACAGAGACCCTGCTCCGATCTTGGTCGGCGGGCTTTTGCTATAGTGATCCCAGCGCGATCGTGTTTCGAGTTGGTTGTACTTGCCCGAGCTTCGCGACCACTGATCGAAGATGTGAAAACCTTTGGCTTCGGTCGCGCAGTAGATCGCCATGCCGATCTTGTTCCAGTCGTCCCAAGAAAGATCGGGGTTCTTCACGAACTTGAGCGCGTCCTCGACCGCCGCCAGTGTGCCGACCAGCCCGTCATGCGAAGTCTTCGCATCCTTGTCCGGGATGACTGTGGTCTTGCTGAGCGACTTCTTCCGCAGGTTCGGAGGCAAAGCCTTGTAGGCTTCCTCGCAAGCGGCCAGCACTTGCTCCCGAGTTACGAGCGGAAGCTGATCGACCGGCGTATCGTGCGGCGCACTGAACGGCCACGAGTAAGGCTTGCCGGTATCCGGGTGCATCGCATAGGCGACGAACTGCTGGCCTTGCCCTAGGACTTCGATCGGGTGCATGGAGATCTTGGAGAAAGGCTCGGCAACCCGGTAGAGATACAGCGCCTTCGGTGCCTTGCCGATGCGAAGCAACTCCGACTGGCCGAGATGTTTCTCGAACACCTTGCCGATCTCGACCGCAACGTCTGCTTCGAGAATGTCGATGTCGATCGCGATGACTTCGCCCGTGAGGATACCGATGCCAGCGCCGGGCCACTTCGACCACAGATCAACGTGGATCTGCTGAGCATTGATCTCGGTCCAGCGAGCGAGCTCGCCCCAACTGTTACCGTCGAATCTGCCGGGGCGTTTGGTGCCCGGCATGATCGGTATGATTCGATAGCCGGCGTCCACCAGCTTCGAGCCATACTGTTCCATAAAGTTTTCAGACATGGTCCACCACTACCTCTACTCGTTCTTCGTCTTCTGAATTCACGTATTGCTTGGACGCCGACAGCACGGCAACGGACGCATCGTCTTTGAAGACTACGCCGTTCAGTCCGTCCAGCACCGCCTTGATGATGTTGTCCAGATCCGGCCGCGAGACATGGAATCCTTCTTTTTTCTTGTGGAAGAAGAACGCCTTGATCTCTACCTTGAGCGCGCCTTCCATCAGCTCTTTGCCGAACATGGCGCACTGCGCGGTGGTCGAGATTTCTTGCTCGTAGTTCTTCGTCTGCTGCGGAGTGAACGTGACGACCTTGCCGGTGTGCTTGTTGCGGCCGAACCGAGGGCGCGCCTTGCCGATGGGCTTGCCGTAGATGACGAGGTCAATCATCGGACACCCGAAAGTTTACGGACACTTTGGACAATGTCCGGACTTGTCCTGACCTGTCCCAACAGGAAGCGGCTCAAAGTATTGCGGTGAATACCCATCTGTTTCGCCGCATCGGATATGGTAAGTCCTTGTTTGTACAGGGCCAAACGAATGAAGTCCCGATAAGAGAACTCTGCATCTTTGGTCACATAGACTTGACCCTTCGTAATCTTGAGGATTACCTTCATCCACCGGGGTGAGGGAAAGCGTTCGCCCGTTGCCCACTTGGTAACGGAACTGCGGTCACAGCCCGCCATAAGCGCGAACTGCTCATGTGTCAAGCCATTCTTTTCGAGCCACTCGGAAATAGTCATCGGTCCTCCTAAGCAGGGTGACACTATGCCACCAGTTGCACGATGTCACAAGGGGTGATACATTGACTCCGCCGGTTGCCCCGGCCGACCATTAACTGACAAAGGACCAAAGACAATGACTGTAAGAACTGAAGCTGAAATTGCAGATGAGTTGTTCCAAGCGAACCTCGAAGAGAAGGCCGCAAAGGAAAAGCGAATCTCGCTCGAAGAAGAACTGATCGCACTCGTCGGTGCCCGAGAAGAAGGCGCACAGACTCACGAGATCGGCGATTACAAGATCACCATCACCGGCAAGTTGAATCGCAAGATCGACTGGGAAATGTTCGACGCGCAGTTGGCGGCGAAGATCCCGGCGTCGTTGCATCCGGTGAAGATGAAGCGCGAGCTCGACGAGACCGGGGTCAAGTACCTCGCGAACAACGAGCCGCAAATCTACAAAGTCCTGTTACCGGCGCTGACCATTCAGCCGGCCAAGACCAACGTCAAGATCACTCAAGGAGCATAAGATGGCAATCTCACTAAAGAGCCTGAGAAAGACAGGCGTCGCCCGTCCGCCGCGCATCGTTCTCTACGGCACGCACGGCATCGGCAAGTCCACGTTCGCATCACAAGCGCCGGCCCCGGTCTTTATCCAGACCGAAGAAGGACTGGATGCGATCAACGTGGATGCCTTCCCGGTATGCCAGTCGTTCGAGGACATGATGGAAGCGATCGGAGTTCTCGCCAACGAGAACCATGACTTCGCGTCGGTCGTGATCGACTCGGCAGACTGGGCCGAGAACCTTGTCCACAAAAAGGTAGCCGGCGATAACAACGTCGCGACGATCGATGCCATTGGCTACGGCCGTGGCTACAAGGCGGCGGCTGACTACTGGCGTCAGATCCTAGACGGCCTCGACCACTTGCGCGCAGAGAAGAGTATGCAGGTGATCTTGCTGGCGCACACGCAGGTCAAGAGGTTCGACGATCCTCTGGCTGATCCGTATGACCGTTATCAACTCGACCTGCATCACGGTAGCGCGAGTCTGATCTCGGAGTGGTGCGACATTTTGATGTTCGCCAATCAGCAGTACAGCACCGTGAAGTCCGACGTTGGCTTCAACCAGAAGGTTACCCGTGCCATCGGTACTGGCAATCGCGTTCTGTATACGCAGGAGCGTCCGGGCTGGCAGGCGAAGAGCCGGTGGCCGTTGCCCGACATGCTTCCGCTCGACTACACCAAATTCGCCGATGCTCTCGGCGCTGCAATGACACAAGTGACTGGAGAATAATCATGGCTCTTTTGAACATCAATCCCGCTGAATTCCAAAACATCGAAGCTCCTCGCGAGTACACGATCCTGCCGGTTGGCGAATACCAAATGCAGATCGTGCAGTCCGAGATCCGTCCGACCAAGGCCGGCACTGGCAACTACCTGTGGCTGGAGTTCGACATCCTGAAGGGTCCTGCTCCGCAAGGGCAAAACAAGTTCTGGCAACGTCTGAACTTCGACAACCCGAACGAGACCGCTCGTCGCATCGCGAACCAAGCATTGCTTGCGCTGTCGGTTGCGACCGGCCACACCTCTCCGGTTGCCGACTCCGAGCAGTTGCACTTCAAGCCTGTGAAGGTTGTAATCAAGCACGCCGAGAACAAGCAGGGCAACCTCGAAGCGAAGCCCAGCTTCTACCCGGTCAACGCATCTGCTCCTTCTGCCCCGGCTGCTGCTCCTGCGGCACCGGCTACGGCGGCTCCCTCTGGCGCGAAGCCTTGGGAACGTCATAAGAAGTAACTGAGGGGGCGCGGCATCTGTGGAGTTTCCCTCCACCACTACGCTCTGCGGGTGTCGCGCCTACCTCTTCTGAGGGAGCATCATGGCAAAGATTCCACAGACGGGAGATCTAACTCTCTCAGCAATTGACGTAGTCATGGAAGCCCAGCAAGAGCGCGGGGCTCGTGGCTATGTCGGCGCATCGTCGATCGGCGATTCGTGCGAGCGCAAACTCTGGTACAGCTTTCACTGGATCAAGCAAGGCTTCATCGAAGCGGCCGGCCTGCGTCGGATCAACGACGGGCACCGTGGCGAGGCAATCGTCGCCGACATGCTACGGAAAGTTCCGGGCGTAGAACTTTCTACAGAAAGTGCAGACGGTAATCAGCATTCATTCGAGGATCTTGGCGGGCACTTTCGTGGCAACGCGGACGGATTGATCACCGGGCTCCTGCAATCTCCAACCAAGCTTCATGTCTGGGAGTGCAAGATCGTCAATGAAACCAAGTTCAAGAAAGTGGCGTCGCTTAAAGTGGCCAAGGGTGAAGACGAGGCGCTGAAGCATTGGGACTACGTGTACTACGCACAGGCCCAGATCTATATGCATTACTTCAACGCGACCCGGCATTACATGACCGTTGGATCACCGGGAGTGCGCGACCTAGATAGCATCCGCACAAAGTACAACAAGGGCGATGCCGAGATGTTTATTGAGAAGGCAAAGCGGATCATTACGTCGCCCCGCCCGCTTGGCCGGCTGTCGGAGAACCCGGCATGGCACGAATGCAAGTGGTGCTCGTTCTATGGCGTTTGCCACGATGACGAGATGCCGAGCCAGAAGTCTTGCCGCACCTGCCTGCACAGTACCGCAAAGATAGAGGGCGGCTGGAAGTGCGAGCTCAAGAACATCGCGCTCGACATCAAGGCTCAGAAGGCTGGATGCGGCCAGCACCTTTTCATTCCAGATCTGATCCCCGGAGAGCAAGTAAACTCTGGTCCTAACTGGGTTGAGTACAAGCTCAAGAGCGGGGACGTATGGATCGATCAAGCGAAATAGACGAAGAGCGCGTATCGACGGACCTGATGCTGACGGGCGAGCAGTTGCACATAATCGTCAAGGCGCTGGATGCGTACGCATCTGTCTTGCTGATCGCAGAGTCTGCCGCTGAATTTGAGAAGGTCAGGAATGTCGCGCAAACAATTATCAACCAGTTTCCAAGAGAAGATTTTAATTCGTGATTACGCTACGGCCCTATCAAACTGAGTCGATTGAATCGACGTTCCGATACTTTGCGGAGGAAGACGGCAACCCGCTGATCGTCCTACCGACCGGCACCGGGAAGTCCGTGGTCATCGCTGAGTTCTGCCGGCAGACTTTGGCCGGCTGGCCCGACACCAAGATCCTTGTGGTCACGCACGTTCGCGAGTTGATTCGCCAGAACTACGAAGAGCTCAAGGGTCTTTGGACCGACGCCCCGGCGGGGATCAATTCCGCTGGCCTCAAGCAACGGGACTACGAGCCGTCGATTGTCTTCTGTGGGATACAGTCTGTTCATAAGAAGGCGTCTCGGTTCGTGAAGGTCGATCTCGTTCTGGTCGATGAGGCGCATCTGATTCCGCGCAAAGCGAACACGATGTACCAGCGGTTCCTCAAGAACCTCAAGATCATGAACCCGCATCTGCGCGTGATCGGTCTGACGGCAACTCCCTATCGACTTGACTCCGGTCTCCTGCATCAAGGACCCGAAGCCCTGTTCCATGCGATCTCCTACGAGGCAGAGCTCAAGGACATGGTCGAGCAGGGATACCTGACGCGCCTTGTCTCGAAGCAACCGAAGACGCGACTTAACACTTCAGGCGTCGGCACAAGGGGCGGTGATTTTATACCCGGCGAACTGGAGCGTGCAGTCGATCTTGATGAGGTCAACAAGGCGGCGGTCGCTGAGATCATTGAGTACGGGAAGGACCGTAACTCTTGGCTGATCTTTTGTGCTGGCGTCAGTCACGCGACCCACATTGCCGAAGCCATCAACAAGCTCGGGATCAAGTGCGAGACCATCTTCGGTGACACGCCGAAGGACGATCGCGATCGGATCGTGGCCGACTTCAAAGCCGGGAAGCTCCGAGCCTTGGCTTCGATGGGCGTGCTGACCACTGGGTTTAATGCGCCGTGCGTGGACCTGATCGCGATGCTGAGACCGACGCAATCGACCGGCCTGTATATCCAAATCATGGGTCGCGGGATGCGCAACTTCCCCGGCAAAGAGAACTGCCTTGTCCTAGATTTCGCAGGCAACGTCGCCCGTCACGGCCCGGTCGATCGGGTCAATCCGAAGAAGCCGCGTGCCTCCGACGGAGAAGGCGAAGCACCGACCAAGACCTGCCCGGAATGCGACAGCATCGTCTTTGCGGCGCTCTCGGTCTGCCCTGACTGTGGGCACGAGTTCCCGGCGCGCGAGCCTAAGATCGAATCTACGGCGACGACGCTTGCCATCATGAGCATGGACGCGCCGGTCGAGTGGAAGAAGGTCAACTCCGTTTCGTACCGACTGCACAAGAAACCCGGCAAGCCAGACAGTATGCGCGTGGACTACCGCTGTGGGTTTGCAGTGATGTCCGAGTGGGTGTGCTTCGACCACAAGGGGTTCCCGAAAGAGAAGGCGATCCGTTGGTGGAAGCAACGATGCATCTCTGACTTCGTACCCAAGACCACGCAGGAAGCGATCGCACACTCAGGGCACTTGAACAAACCAACCGAGATTCAGGTTCAGAAGAATGGCAAGTACACGGAAGTTACGAAGTTTCGGTTTATGCCCAATCTGCAAGCGGGAAGCGCGGGGCTTCATGTTCATGCCAACCCGGCAGTTGCGAAAGCCGGTTAACCGTTTCTGCTCAATGCAATGCTTGGATGCTTATATGATCGACAAAAGTCCTAACGAACAGATCGCCCTGAACGATGCCTCGGCTGCGGCTGGGCACTTCATTGAAGCAACGGGCACCTACAACTTCATGGACTTCAAGCCGGATCAGTTCGACCACTTCATCGAAACGATCGTCACGGCTTACGTGGAGTCTCTTCAGAGGCAGCGGATTGAGACCGAGGGGGTTCGCTTCCCCTGACGAAGCCATTGCGGCTACAGGGGTGGATGCCGGTCGAAAAGATCACGATCCCGCAGAACTTGGGGTGGGAGCACCAGCCCTCTTCCTCGTGGGTCTTGATGAAGTGCTTACACTGCGGACAATCCATCACACTGCCTCTCCCCGGAACCATGCCTTGCCGCGCTCCACAACGACCATCTCGGGCTGGAGCAGATACCCGTCCTTGTACGTCAGCACGGCGAAGCCCGACGCCCAGTTGGCAGGGCCAGCCTCCGTATAGTCGAACTGAGCGCCGTACGGCTCAGCCAGCGTCCCAGTATCTACCCCGTACCTGCGGCCCCTGTAATCGCTCCACGGCGTGATATTGAGCTTGTGCAGGTGCCCGTGGACGTAGTGGACCCCAGACTTCAGGGTGCTGTTATAAGCGCTGTGGACGCCGCCTCCGACGGGCCGGTGCCGAACCGTAGTCCAGCCGTCCGTATTGCGATTGATGTGGATCGCCCAGCCAGCCTTCCATTCGGGCAGGTAGTCCAGCAGGGTCGAGCCGTCCATTTCCTCCAGCTCCGGGGCGTTCTGGCAGAGGTAGTTCTCAAACCGGGCGTCGTGGTTGCCGATGGTGCGCATCAGGTCTGCGCCCTTGGCCGCTCGGGCGATCTCGGCTAGGCGGTCCTGTACGGCGTGCAGCTCGTCCTTTAGAAGCGGTTGCTTCTGCCAGACCGACCTCGGGTGCCGGCTGATCCGGGCACCGTCCAAAATGTCGCCGTTCATGATGACGGCCTTGGGCTTCAGCTTCTTGGCTACGACACAGAATGCTTCGTGGGCTACGGTCACCAGCCCCGGCCAGTAGTGGGCGTCGGAGGCTATCAGGATCACGCCATCTTTGATTTCATACGGGATCTCTTGGTGGTACTCGTTGGCCCGTTTCGCAGCAAGCTCGTCGGTACGCTGCGCCACCTTCATCTTGTAAGTCTGCTGGAGTGTCAGCGGAGGCTCTGGGGTCTTTAGCTGGATTCCGTGCCTTGTCTCTATGGCTCGGCGTCTGCTGTAGACCTGTCTTATTGATACCCCTAGTGCGCCTGATACTTTCCGTGCTGATCCTAGCCGTTGCCACGCGGCAATGAACTCGTCATCCGTCGCTATCTTCGACACGAATCACCTTTGAATAACCCCCATATCAGGGGAACTTTAGCGGGTTGCGTACCGACTAAGCAAGAGCTGCTCTTCCGGTGAATAGACTACGCCACCACGGGCTTTTTTAGTCAGACTGTTTAAGTACTGCTGCGCCTGATCTTCGGTTTTTATTCCGATCTCATCAGGGTTCTTGCCAGTTTGTTCCATAAACTTTGATTTCCAAAGCGTCGGGTGTCCGGGCTTTTTTAACAGCACACCTTCCGGCGTATTTGACGACCAATGGAATCTATTTTTGTCGTACTTATAACGCTCTGGACGTACACCAGCCTTCCATGCGGTGACGTAATCGTAGTCCGCATTCTCAGATAAGTCTGGCTCCTCGCCGTACTCTTTAACAAACTCGCTAAACCACGGGGTCTTGCGAATTTGATCTATGATCGACTTACGTTCTGCGTCGTTATCTTGGCTGGATGAAGACTCAAGAAGTCCGCCCCCTGCTTTTTTTTCGGAGTAATATTTTTCCATCACAAAGTTTCTCGCGTCTTCCTCGGTTTTACCGGGGGCAAGCTTAACGCGATAGACCTTACCGTCTGGTCCAGTGATCATGGCAGTTTCCGGAACAGCAGCTTCAGCCTGTGCAGGCTCTTCCTTGCCGCTAGGCTTTTTCATTTCAGCACGTTTGTCGTACTTATTGAAGATGTCATTCAACCTCTTATCAAAGAGGTCAGACTGCTTCTGCATTTCCTCTGGAGTAATTCTGTTCTCTTCGCTTAGCTTCAGGTTGCGCTCGAACTCTTTGCCGACAGTTTCAATTTCCTTTTCCATAGCAAACTGCTGTTGATTGCTGAGCTTCTCAACATCAATCGGCGTGACCTTGATACCGAAGGTTTGCAACGCAGCCTGCAAAACGCTGAGCTTCGGCTGCATATCGGACTCAGATCCAGCAACTGCCTTCTTAATCTTTTCCGTAGCCGGCGCGCCCGGAATGCCGGGAAGATTAGGGAGCAACCCAGTAATAACCTTTGCGCCTTTAATACGCGCATCGTTTACTTGCTTTTCAGTGTCAGTTGCACCAATGCCCAGCCCCTCAAGAGGTCTGCCGGTAAACGGGTCTTTACCCTCGGCAAGTACAGTAAAGGCATCAAACAAAGGACCGCCCGGCTGCAAAGCTTGCGGAACCAGCGGGATGTTACGAGTCTCAGATTCTGTAGTTGCGAATACGTCGCCGCCGGGGATATACCGGCTGACATCCAGATACTCTGATGGCTCGCCTTCTTTCTGCGGCAGCTTGACCATCGTCGGCGGAGCACCGGGGATGCCAAACATCGTTCCCTTCTGACGCTCAGGCATCATGCGACGCTCGCGCTCGACATCAGCGTCCGACTTGCTCTCGCCGTATTCGTTCAGCCCGTAACCAACAGCCGCCCACTTGGCATACTTCCACGGCCGCAAGGCAGCGGACTCAGCCAGCAACGGGATGGCTCGGTAGCTGTACGAGATAAACGGATGCGTCGTGTTGCGCATCTTCTGAATAAGCGGCGCATTGATCTCATAATCAACCAGCCACTTCTTCGACTCCTTCGCCGCCTCTTCGGGAGACATGCCCGCCTTGAGACGATCAAGGAATATGCCGAAGCGGAAGATGCTGTCTTCGTTCTGATAAGCGTCAATCAGTTTGCCGCCGCTGTACTTCCAGCCTGCATTGGCAATCTTCAAGACTGTGTCTATCGGGTTATCAGATGGGCGCGCTCTTTCAATTTGATCAAGAACTTTCTTGCCTTCTCGGCCAAGCTCCTGAGAGGCGAACCCAGCGTCAAACACACCAAGCCGTTCTGCCTGCTTGTACAGATCGCTGTCCGCGCCTTTGCGCAGTTCATTCGCAGCCGATGCCAGCGAGCTCCAGTTGGCTCCGGACAAGTCGTACAGCATCACGTTGGATGCGATGTTGTTAACGTGAACCGCAGGATTCAAAGCGGTCTTTCCAGTTTTCCACGCAGACAAAAGAGAACTGTATGTACTGCCAAATGAGCTTCTTCCAAAGTCGCGGACCTTCTCCAGATCCTGCAAGTCTTGCGCAACCTCGGGAGATACATACTTGCCGGCCAAGTTGCCATAGCGCGTGATGTTGGTTTTCGGGATCTTGTCGCCTGAAAGCTGAACCCAACCCTCGACCGGCTGATCGCTGACGTACTGAGGCATACGAGCGATGTCGTCGTACATCTTGTACGTAGCAATGTCGTTCGACATGAGTTGACCCGTACGCGCGATCGCGTAGGCCGCGTCATCAATCTCGCCCTTGTTAGTACGCTCTTCTTGCGTCAACTGGCGACGGACACGGACCTTGCCGCCCTTCGAGGTGCCAAACTCTTCCCAGCCTTCTGCAAGGTACTGGTCGAGTTTGCTAGGCGGGATGTCGATGATCACGCCACGCGGCTTGAGTTCTGAGCCGATGATGCGAAGCTGATTAGAAACTCGATTCAGAACACTCTTCGGCTTCAGGTTATCTGCATACTCACGGCGCAGATACGTGGCAGCGTTTTTCTCAAACGTCTCGGGATTAAGCAGACCAACGTCCACCATCTTCTGCCCGTATCGGGTAATCGTTTCGCGAGACTTGTTGCTCAACTGAGCCAAAGATTCGACCGGCAGAGCCTCGCCCTGCAACATGTAGTACAGAACCTTGCGATCTTCCGGGGAAAGCTTTGCTGCATCGCGAGTCAAATCCAAGAAGTCCGAAGACATCTCGTTCTTGAACATCTTGGCGTTTTGCTTAACGGCCAAGTAATCAGCCGGCAGTCCGTAGTTGTCGATGAACTGGCGGCTGAATGTTTCAGCAACGTCCTTATCAGAACCGATGACCGGCATACGAGCAAGAGCCTTGGAGCCAGCAAAACCAACAAGCCCGTACAAGGCAGCGGCTTCTAGCTTGTCCGATATGGATGCATCTTCCGGCAGGCTCTCGACGCCCAGTGTCGTAGCCGCAGCGGCAGTAGCGGTCGATAGCGGATTGCGCCGCATGAACTCAACGACCGGGCGACCGACGTAGTTCTGATAGGCCGCGATCGGAGCAGCAGCAATTCCAGCGCGACGCTGTTCGATTGGAGTTGTAGCTTCGCGAAGAGCGGCGTCTTCTGCTGCACGCGCGGCCTGCGCTTCTGCGGTGCGCTCCAAGAAGTTGATGCCAGTCAGCTCTTCTGCCGTTTTGGCAGCGGCCTTAACCAGCTTCGCTTTCGGACCCAACGGCATCACCAGCCCAGCGGCCAACGCAGTCTCTTCAGCCGGAAGCGTGCTTTTGCTGGCTTCTTCTAACGGCTTGGCAACAACGGTTTCGATGCCGGCTTCGACCGGAGAAAGCGCAGTGCCAAGACCGCCAAGTACAGTCTGCCCAAGACCAAGAGCCTTGCCGCTCAGCTTTGGCTCATCAAGAATCCGGCGCACACCTTGGCGTGCAAAGTCTAGGTTCTCTCCAAACTTCTGCCGATAGGTAGAGGGGTACGAAGTAACTGGCTTGAGGATCTGATCAAGAATTGAAGGCGCAGGACCAACAGGCGCAGACGGACGGCCACTCGCAGCCTCCGGGATTTGATATGCAAGCGGCGAAGCCTCAGCAGTTCCGGGCTTGCTGCGGTACATATCAATGACGAAGTTACGCGCCTCGTCAAACGACTTAGCGTCTACACGGTAGTTCTTACCGTCCGGCGCAGTGACGTTGTAACTTGGCATTACTCTTCCCCGTCAGTTTCGTCAGTCATGTCCTCTTCAATAGGCGCACCAGCAGCCTGACCTGCTCCTCCAACTTCGGAGAATTTTTTCTTCTGAGCAATTACATGCTTTCTTACAATTTCTGTTTGCCTTGCATTTCGTAACGCCGATTGATGTGCAAAATCAATTTCTTTAGCAGGAATGTTTCTTAAAAAATTTCGTGCATCATCAATTTCTGCATCATGAACCAGCATAGATAGCGTAAGTCCACCGCCCTTGCCGCTGCCTCTTCGCAAGAACGCAAGACCCTGACGGCCGCGCTCAGCAATCTTCGGATCAGGATTGCGAGATTCGTCAAGCGCACGATAGAACTGCCCAAGGCTGGAGCTATCGCCTCTCTTGGTCTTGCTGTCTTCGATGATGCGTTGTGCCGCAGCCTTGGCTTCAGCAGGGGCATCGGAGTTAACGATGTCCAACGCATCCATAACTTTCTGAAGTTCCGGCGCAACTTTCTTGGCCTTAGTCGTACCGAAGAGCCTCAGCTCTTGCATCGCCTGATCTTCAGCACCCTTGGCTTCGCCGTACATGTACTTCTTGGTCAGCTCGTCAATGACTACTTCTTTCACGTCACCCACGATGATGTTGCGTGAATCCCAGTTGCCGTCATAGATGACATCACCAAGGTGGTAAGTACGCAGGGCGCTTGGGCAAGACTTGTAGAGCTTGCGTGCTTCGGGTGACATTGCCTTGACGACAGCAGCCTGCAATTCCTCCTTGCGTTTCTTTTTGTCTGGGGTGGGCACATCGTGCATGATGGCTCGGACGATGGCTTCTTTGTCGTATTTGTTGATTCGTGACATGGTGGTTCTCCTGAGTGATTAAATTGATTTGCGCAGCACAGAAATAACTGCGTCTGCAAACTCGTGGTTGTCGGCATCGACTTTGTTGTCATCGACGTTGGTCTCTATCTCGTCTACCTTGGTGTCAAGGTCAGACACTTCTGTCTCAACTTTGTCAAGGCGGCGGGTCATGTCATTGAGCGTGTCGTCTGTGTGTTCTTCGATGATTTCAAGAATCAAAGCACGCACGGTGTGGTCTTCTTTGATGACGGTGTAGACAGGCAACGCGATGTTGTTGGGGTCTAGGGCAATCATTCCCATGCCTTCGGCATTGGTCTGGTGCTTGAGCTCCGCAACAATGAGCTGACATGGCCGAAGAAAAGTACGAACCCCGTGCTTTGCTTGAGTTCGGCGGTGCATCAGTCCTGATGCCCGCTGACAAAGCCATCGAAGCATTTAAGATGCTTTGCAATGGCGAACCAGTGCAGTATG